ACCGTCAAAAGATATCGGATACGGTCGTGCAACAGGTTGGCGTGCTAGATTTCCAGATGACGGAACAATTTATCAAAAGTCTCAAGGATTTGAGGAAAAAACAATAAATGCAATGACTCCTCGTGCAAAAGAAATCTATCTAGGAAAGATGAAGGAGGTGTTAGGTAAATGATTGCTGAAACAGAAGCGTATAAACTTTTGATAGCGGATGAACCTCTAAGTCAATTGTTTAATCAGTTCAGAGGCAAGGCGTTTCCGAAGGAATATAAACAGGGTATTTTCACTTACGATATTCCTGAGAAACCAATCAATATGAAACAAAAAGAACTTGCTCCATTTGCAAGAATTTACTCCACTTACGAAACACCTCACGAGTATGCAGATGATGGAGTAATTGCAATGGAACAACGTATCACAATCGATTTTTGGTGCAAGAATGCTAAACAAGCTGACCAGATAAATAAACGATTGGATACGGTATTAGAACGTGGCGGTTTTGAACGCTACACAGCAAATGAGAAGCCCCGATATATGGATAGCGATATTGGATTATTAATGAATGTCCGGAAATATCGCTTTTTTGATTGGAGCGATCTCGACAAAGAAAGGAATTAAATAAATGTCTAAAGTAAAATTTGGTTTGAGCGGATTTGAGTATGGTGTTGTAACAGATAAGAATCTGGTTCCAACTACTAAAAAAATCCCTGGTTTGAAAACCGCAAAGATTGATATCACTAACGAATTAAAAACAATTGCAGCTGACGATGGACCTTACGTTGTATTGTCATCTGGTATCACAGGTACTACTCTTGAAGTAGCTTGGTTGGATCTACCAAGTGATGTTCGCAAGGATTTCTACGGAATTGAAGTGGAAAACGGCATTGAGAAGTATAGCAAGAAACTTACTCCTCAAGACATCGCTTGTCTTTTCAAAACAACTGGAGAAGACGGCAAGAAAATTTGGATTGGATTGCTTAAAGGTAAATTCTCTCTTCCAGGTATGGATTACGAAACTAAAGACGGTTCACCAGACCCTAAGAATGACACAGTATCAGGAAGCTTCGTAGCCCGTGGTAACGAAGAAGAAGGATTGGTTCTTATCGTTGGTCGTGAAGACAATCCTGAGTTCCAAGAAACTAAATTCCGTGAGATGGTTTTCCCAAAGGCCTAAGCGGTGCTAGTCCAGAATTAGCAGTTACCGCTGAAACAACAAGAACACTAGAACAACAGTAATAAGAGGCTTGGTTTTCCAAGCCTTTATTATTTATGAGGAAAAAGAATGTTTGAAATTAAATTTAAAAAAGCAGGTGTTTTGAAGGAATTTTCTAAAGACTATGTAAATGTCGAAGATAATTTACTGGCATTAGAACATCAAGTCCGTCAGACTGCTTTGTATGAAGCAAAAGAGGATTTATTAAACCCAGCTAAACACCGTGAATTGAACGAAGCTTATCTTGATATGTTTGTAAAAATGTACGGTGAGCAGTTTGCTGCCGAAGATTTAAAAACTGCAAGTGTTGAAACTCTTGAAACCTTGAATGATCTCTACTTAGCTGCTTTAGGTGGTAAACAAGAAGAAAAAGAGACTACCAAGGGAAAAAAGAAGAAAAAGGATTGACACCAAAACAAGCAAAAGAAAACTTGTTGATATGGTTTCAATCGTTGATGAGTCAAGGATATACTATCCATGATATAAAGAGCATGCGTCTATCGGATTTCGATTTGATGGTGCAGGCTTTAGAAATTAAAAATAGCAAAGAGGAAGAAGAGACTACCCTTGATAAGGCCTTTCCATTCCTTTTTGGTTAGAAAGGAGAGTAAATGGCAAGTAATATTGGTGAATTAGTCGCAACCGCTACTTTAGATGTCGCTCCTTTCCAATCGAACGTTGGAAGGTTGAAGACGTATTTAAAAGGCGTTGATAATTCCCTGAAAGCTATGGAAAACAACTTTAAGGGCGCGGGCAAGAATGTCACCAACTTAAAGAGTCTTATGGATCAAACTGGTTCTGCTTTGGGAAATTACCAGAAGTTGTTGAGTTCACAAAGCGAACGATACAATCAGCTAAAAGCAAGTATTGGTGATGTTTCTACGGCTACTGATGAACAGAAACGAAAATTACTTGAAGCTGGCACTAGCATGACTGCAACTGCTGCTAAAGTAGCTGAGTTGAAAAATCGCTATGAAGAGTTAGCCAAATCCATGAGGCAAGCCTACATAGACGATAGTGCGTTCACTAAATTTGGGAAAAGCGCTCAAGAATTGGGTAACAAATTCAAAAACGTTGGTGAAAGCGTATCTGGTTTCGGTTCTGCTTTAACCAAGGGTGTGACTGCCCCTATTGTAGCTGGGGCAGGTATAGCTTTGAAGGCTGCAATTGACTATGAGAGTGCGTTCGCAGGGGTCAAAAAGACAGTGGACGGCACGCCTCAACAATTTGAAAAACTTAGTGCTAGCATTCGTAACATGGCTAAGGAAATGCCAGCTAGTGATACAGAGATTGCTGCAGTTGCTGAAGCAGCAGGGCAGTTGGGTGTACCGATCGGTTCCATCGAAGGTTTCACCAAAACCATGATCAACCTTGGTGTATCTACCAACTTGAGTGCTGAGGAAGCTGCAACGTCTATCGCCAAAATCGGTAACATCATGCAGGTTTCAGGAGATGACTTAGATAGTTGGTCCGCTAAATTCGGTGCGACAGTTGTAGGATTAGGTAACAATTTCGCAACGACTGAAAGTGACATCGTAAATATGGCCAATCGCCTCGCAGCATCCGGTAAAATCGCTGGATTGACTACGCCCGAAATCTTAGGTCTATCAACTGCTATGAGTTCGGTTGGTATTGAAGCTGAAGCAGGTGGTACAGCCATGACTCAAACTTTGACTGCCATTTCAAAAGCAGTGTCAGAAGGTGGAGAAGAATTAAGAATCTATGCTGAAACGGCTGGAACTACTGCTGACCAGTTCGCTGAGAAATGGAAGACTAAACCTGCTGAGGCTTTGCAAGATTTCATTAGAGGTCTCGGTAGAGCGAAAGAAGAAGGTAAAGATACCAACAAGATTTTGGATGAACTTGGTTTAACAGGTATCCGACAATCTAACATGTTGAAATCTTTGGGTCTTGCAGCAGAAACAATGGGCAAGGCGGTCGGATTAGCAAATAGTGAATGGGAAAAAGGTACTGCATTAACAGACGAAGCGAATAAACGCTACGAAACAATGCAGTCTAAACTTCAAATGCTCAAGAACCAATTAACTGATGTAGCCATTGAATTTGGAGGTCCGTTATTAGACGCCCTTAAAGACGGATTGGAAGCAGCAAAACCTTGGATAAGCACACTGGCAGATTTAGCTAAACAATTCAGTTCCATGTCTAGAGAACAACAACAAAATATCATTAAATGGGGATTGGCAGCAGCTGCCGTAGGTCCATTTTTTAAAATTTTAGGAGGTGGAATTTCTACCGTTGGCGGCTTCATCAAAGTAATTGGTGGTCTCTCTAGAGGGATTGGATTCTTGAGTGGTTCACTCAAATACCTTAAAGATTTTGGCAGTGTGGCAAGCGGTCTGAAAGCAGTAGCTGGATCAGCTGGAGCAGTTGAGACTGCAGTGGCAGGAGCAGCATCAAATACAGGTTTATTATCTGGTGCGTTTGGTGCATTAGCGACCCCAATCGGAGCCCTTGTAGGTGGGACTGCACTTCTTGCAGCAGGACTCGTCTATTTAGGAAATAAGAAAGACGAAGCTAGAATCAAAACAGAGGAATTCGGCTCGCAGTTAAGCGATACTGCAACTAAAGACTTAAGAGATTTCCAAACCAAAGTAGATGAAACTAGTACTGCAATTGCTAACTTTGGAACACACGCTGGAGACACTGAAAAAGTTTCCGAGGCTTTTAGAAAACTTCATGAAGAGGTTGCAGCGGGAGCAGAAAAAGCTAGCAAGCGCATGGAAGAATTAGCCAAAAAGTGGGGTATTAGTGATGAAGCAATCGCTAATATGAAAGCACGAAATGAACAAGTGGTTTCAAATACTGACGCAATGGCTAATCAAGTTAGTGAAATTTACAAACGTCACAACGGAGACGCTAGCAAGTTTTCTCAAGAAGAAAAAGAAATCGTCTTGAATAATCAGAGAGAGATGATAAAAGCTAGAGTTGAAATGATGGAAATGTCGGGCGAACAGCAAAA